CTTTCCTTTTTGCGAACTTCGAACTTTTATGAGGGTGTAGGTAATATATAGGAGAATTTGTTGAAAGATGGCGAAATTTAAAGCAAGTAAGGAAAAGAAAAAACTCGAAAAGATAGTTTCGAACATTCCTGATGAGAAAAAAGAACTCGTTGCCGGACTTATTGCCGATGCTTCATTCATGGCAGAGCAACTTGAGGTCTTGAGAGACTATATTACAGAGAATGGTTGGAGCGAAGAGTATAAAAACGGAGCGAATCAGTTCGGAAAGAAAACTTCGGTTGAAGCTGATATGTATGTAAAGGTTCAAAAGAACTATTCAGCCATTATCAGACAGTTAAGTGATTATCTTCCCAAAGATAGCATAGTTGCAACGGATGAGTTCCTTGAATTTACTGGACTATCAAAATGATTGAATTTGAAGAATACTTCGGAAGTATTCTTGATGGGAAAATAATCGCTTGTGATAAGATGAAGCGAATTTCCGAGATACTGATTAACAACTATTTAACTCCGGGAGAATTTCATTTCGATCCTGTTATTGCGAAACACCACACAGACTTTATCGAAAAGTTCTGCAAACAACCAAGTGGAAAACTTGGACAACCTTTACAGTTGGAACAGTTCCAAAAGGCAAGGTTACAAGCTCTTTTCGGTTTTGTCGATGATAATAATTTAAGACAATATCAAGAGTGCCTGATAGTCGAGGGAAGAAAGAACGGAAAGACAACCGAGACAGCAGCAGTTGAAATCGACCTTTTGTGTAATGATGGAGAGGGTTCTCCACAGATTTATAATGTTGCTACAAAATTGGATCAAGCAAAACTTGGATTCAATGCAGCTCACAAAATGGTTCTTCAATCTCCGGCATTATCAAGACACATTAAGAAAAGAACATCGGACTTGTACTGCTCAAAGAATATGGGTTTTATAAAAGCCTTGGCGAGTGATTCAAGTTCAATGGATGGACTTGACACTCATGGTGGAACCATTGATGAGTTGGCAGCCATCAAAAATAGAGATATTTACGATTTAGTAAAACAATCAATGTCAGCAAGGTTACAGCCCTTGCTTTTTTGTATTTCAACCAATGGTTTTGTTCGTGAAAATATTTTCGATGCTCAATATGAGTATGCAACCAATGTCTTGAACGGAACTATTAAGGATAAAAGATTTCTTCCTTTTATATATGAACTTGATTTCATAGAAGAATGGTTGATTGAAGAAGCGTGGGTTAAAGCGAATCCCGGACTTGGTACCATTAAATCCATTGAAAAGCTCCGAGGTTATGTTGAAAAAGCCAAAAATGATCCGACATTCAAGCCGACAGTTTTGGTTAAAGACTTCAATATTCCTCAAAGTGGAACATCAACATGGTTGCCTTTTGAATGGATCGTGAACGAATCGACTTATACCATGGATGAGATTTCTCATAGTTATGCCATTGGTGGTTGTGACTTGTCCTCTGTATATGACTTGACTTGTGCAACTTTAGTAATCAGGAAACCCGAAAGAGATGAAATTTTTGTTCTACAAAAATATTTTATACCTCAAAGGAAGATTGATGAGGAACTCGGAACAGATACAAAGCGAGTTCCTTACAAACTTTGGGAAGAGCAAGGATGGATTCAAATAAACGAGGGTTCCCAAGTAGACTATTCCAACGTGACTAAATGGTTTGTTGAAATGGTTGAAAAGTACGACATCCGACCTTTTTGGATTTGTTATGACCGAGCTTTGGCCGGTTATTGGCAAGAAGAAATGAAAAGTTATGGATTCGAAATGGAAAAAACAGCACAGGGAGCCTATACATGGAGCCAACCAATGAAAGAGTTGGGATGTGCTTTGCAAGAACATAAGGTTAATTATAATAACAATCCTTTGCTCCGTTGGTGTTTGGCAAACACAGGAGTTAAAGCATTAAATAAAGACGGAATTGAAAGTATTCAGCCTGTCAAATTACAAAAAGACCGAAGAATTGATGGAATGGTTTCACTCCTCAATGCTTGGGTAGGATATGTTAAACATTATGATGAGTATATTCCATACTTACGATAGGAGAGGAAATGGAAAGAAGAAGCATTTTGGACATTTTCAAGAAAGAAAAGCCGATTCAAACCAAGAACTACACAACCTTTAAGGAACTTGGAGATTATAAATCGACTTTCGGAACTTTTGGGAACAATATTTACAATTCGGATGATGTTAGAACTTGTATCAGAGCATTAAGTGAACATACTTCCAAGGCTAATCCCAAATGTACGGACAAAGAGATCGAAAGACTCTTGGCATTGAATCCTAATAGATATATGAACGGAAAAGCGATGCTTGGAAAACTTCGAAACTTACTTGAAATCAAAAATACTGCTTTCCTATTTATAGAAAGAGACAATACAAACAAAGTAATTGGTTTCTATCCTGTTCCGTTTTCGACATTTGAGGGCATTGAATCCGGGAACAAACTTTTTATTAAGTTTGGGTTCGATGGAGATGCTGCAAAAAGAATAATTCTTCCTTGGGAAGATTTGGCAGTTGTTAGAAAAGATTATGTGTTTGGGGATATAGGTGGAGAAAACAATAAACCGTTATTCAAAACTTTGGATGTAGTTAATACCATGGATGATGGTTTGCAGAATGCAGTTAAAAGCACTGCTAATCTTCGAGGAATCTTGAAATCAACCAAGGCGATGTTATCTCCCGAGGATCTTAAAAAGCAAAAGGAAACTTTTGTTAATGATTATATGAATCTTGAAAATGAGGGTGGTATTGCATCATTAGACGCAACACAGGAATTTAAAGAGATAAATCTTAAACCTACAACAGCAACTGCCGAAGAAGCTGATTCATACAGAGAAAGAATATATCGTTATTTTGGAGTTAACAAGAAAATCATTACATCTGATTATAGCGAGTCCGAATATGATGCTTTCTATGAATCAAGAATCGAACCTTTTTTGGTTGAATTATCTTTGGAACTGACAAGAAAGATATTTTCTCCAAGACAGTTGTCTTTTGAGAATGAAGTTTGGTATGAGTCAAATCGTTTACAGTATGCAAGTGCCAAGACAAAGATTTCAATGGTGCAGCTTGTAGATCGTGGACTTATGACTCCCAATGAATACAGAGAGTTATTTAATATGCCACCTTATGAGGGTGGAGATGAGTTCATTATGAGACTTGATACTTCCAAAACAGGAGATTCAACAGACGGAGAGGAGAACAACGAAGATGGCAATTAGAGAAAATAGGGAATATAGAAATATTCCAATGTTTGAAATAAGAAAGAAAGAAGATGGCAACGAGCCATCTTTTTTAGTTGAGGGTTACGCATCAACCTTTAAAGAATATGTTCTTTTTGAACAGGATGGAATCCAGTATAAAGAAAAAATTCTTCCTGAAGCATTCGATGGAACAGATTTTTCGGATGTTGTATTCCTCAAGGATCACATGGGAACTGTTTTTGCAAGAACGAAGAATGGAACTCTTGAATTATCTATTGACGAGAACGGACTTCTTACAAGAACAGACTTATCAAAGACATCGGCATCGAGACAGATGTTTGAAGAGATTGAAGCTGAAATGTATACGCAGATGTCATTCGCATTTGTTGTCGATGATGATGAATACAATACAACGGAACACTTACGAACAATTCGTCATATAAGCAAATTGTATGATGTTTCGGCAGTAAGTTTCCCGGCAAACCCGACAACAGATATTTCTGTTGCTACTCGATCTCGGTTTGATGGATTTATCGAACAGGAGAAAGCGGAGAGACTTGCAAGAGAGCATGAAATTGAAGTTGCAAGGCAAAAGTATCTTTATGAAAAGGAGAAGAAATCATGGAATTAAAAGACATGACTCTTGAAGATGTTGAAGCAAGAATCTCGGAGCTTGATTCAATGGTTGAAACTTCGGAAGATGTTGAAGCTATTAACAATGCCAGAGAAGAGATAAAAGCTCTCAACGAAAGAAAGGGAGAACTTAAAGACCTTGAAGAACGCAAGGCAATCGCAAAGGAACTCGAACAGGGCATGGCTCCTGATTCGGTAATTGAAGAAAGAAAAGAGGAAAGAACAATGAAAAAGATTGAAGAGTACAGAAACTCAAAAGAGTATGTTGACGCATACGCAGAGTACATTAAGACAGGCGAGGACAAGCAGCTTCGTGCTTTGCTTACAACTAATGTTGGAGAAGCTGGAGAAATCGCAGTTCCCGATTTCGTTTACGACATCGTTAAGACAGATTGGCTTGAAAGTGGCATCATGGCACTTGTTAAGAAGATTTCAGTTCAGGGCAATATGAAAGTTCAGTTCGAACTCACTGCCGGAGATGCTGTTATTCATGATGAGGGTTCAGGAGCAGTTTCCGAAGAGGAACTTACACTTGGTATTGTATCTCTTATCCCTGTTTCAATTAAGAAATGGATTTCTATTTCTGATGAAGCACTTGATATGACAGGCGAAGCATTCTTGAAATATGTAATTGATGAAATTACACACAAGATTGCAATTAAGTCTGAATCAGAACTTATCGGCAAGATTGCAGCACTTCCCACAAGTGCAACATCAACTTCTGTAAATGCAAAGAAAGTTAAAGCCGGTGCAGCTCTCGGAACAATCGCAACAGCTCTTGGTCAGTTAAACGCAGAAGCTACAAATCCTGTTATCCTTATGAACCCGGCTACAAAGGCTGCTTTCAAGACAGCAGTTTATTCAGGACAGTTCGACGCAGATCCTTTCGAGGGATTAACAGTTTATACAACCAATGCTCTTCCGGCTGTTGGCACAGCATCTGAAAACGATGTTTATGCTATCGTTGGCGATTTCGGTTTTGGTGCTTTGGCTAACTTCCCTAATGGAAACAACGTACAGATTAAGGTTGATGATAAAACAGCTATGACAAGCGATCTTGTTAAGATTCTCGGCAGACAGTTTATTGCAGTAGAGCCTATTGCTTGTAGAGCTTTCGTTAATATCACAAAACCGGCAGCATTATAAGGAGAGAGCTTATGAAGTTGACAGTTACACAAGGCTTTATTGATAAGGACACAAACATTTTCCATAGAATTGGAGAAGTGGTTGAATATCCCGAAGCAAGAGCCAAAGAAATAGAATATAGAGGTTTTGGCAAATGTTCAGATAAGCCGAAACTGTCAAAGGCAGAACCCAAATCCGAAAAGGTTGAAGAAACCATCAAGGAGATGGAGACACCTAAAAAGACTTCAAGAAAAAGAAGTTAAATGAAAGGAGCAAGGGCATGACAGACGATATTTTACTGGATGAAGAGAATGTGGATGAAGTTGTCAATGATGATTCGACTCCACCTACTCCGACACCACCTACAATTTTCGATAAAGTCAAACTTGCTCTTCGAATTTCTCACAATCTTTTAGATGGCGAAATAGAGGATGTTATTTCTTCGGCTCGTGATGAACTCATCCGAGCCGGAGTTGACTCCACTATTGCCAATTCGGATGAAGAGTTAATTCAAACAGCAATTAAGACCTATGCTTTGGCATATTATTCATCGGATGTAAAAGATTCCGAGAGATATAACCAAAGTTTTTTATATCAATGTGATTGTTTGAGAAAATCCACATTTACGGAGAACGAAGATGTTTGATTCAATTATCACTCTTAAAAAAGAGACAAATACAGTAAATGAATACGGAGATACAGTTCAAACTTTTGCAGAGAGAAATGTGTTCGCAGAAGTAAAGTCCATTAGTCAAAGCGAGTTCTATCAAGCACAAGCAACAGGCTTAAAACCTGAAATCAAGTTTGTGATTGCAGACTTTTACGATTATCAGGGCGAAAAGATTCTGTCTTATAAGCCTTTTGGGGCAAGTACAGCAGAAGATTACACAGTTCTTCGAACATACAGGAACAAATTAAACCTTGAAATTGTATGTAAGCGAGGTATTGAATGAGTGTTCCGAAGTCGGTAACTAAAGTCAATAAGAACGGAGTAACCTACACTTCTAATGTTGATGCAGCTCAATATTATATCTTTGAATTGAATCGTGCAGCATTGAGGGATGTAGCCAAGTTTGTAAAAAGAACTTTTAGAGACTCGTTTTATTCTCATTTCGATAAAGAGACAGGTAATGCCGGTCACTCCACATCATCGGTTGTGTTATCCAATAAGGACACTAAATATCCGAGAGTGGAAATCGGTCTGAAGAAGAGTACGGTTAAAGGAAGTTATGCTTACGAACAGGAATTTGGAACTTCCACAATTCCAAGACTTGGACTTTTAACTCATGCAGTTGAAGATAATATTCCTAAAATTATTGAGATTGAATCAAAGTATTTGAGTGCATTGGATAGTGAAGCACAAGCACTCTCGTTAATTGATGAGGGAGAATACAAAGAAGATGGCGAATAACATAACAAGAACGAATGATTTGAAGATTCTTCTTACAACCAAATTAAAGACTTTGACAACGAATGTGTTCTTTGAACAGGCAACGGATGATAAGTTATATCCTCATGTTGTTTTCTCATTCCGTCAAATAGATCTTGGAGACTTGGCAAGACAAGATTATATCTTGGAAGTTGATGTTTGGGATAAAGGAACATCAACAACAGGGGTTGACGAGTTATCTGATAAGATTGAGGACTTATTACAAGCTAAAAATCTTCCACAGACATATATTCTGCCGACATTTTACAAGATGGATAGAAAATCCATTTATGATTCGGACAAATCAATCAAACACAGACTTATAAGATTTCAAATTCAAAATTATGTTAGATAAGGAGAAACGATATGGCTACAACCAAATATATTGGTACCGGCGAAGTTATCTCTGCTGATTTCAAAGCTGTCAAGTGGATTGGAAAAACCAAAGGTGGACAGGATGTAATCATCGAACTTGAAAACGCTATCAATATGGGAAATATTGAATGGACAATGGCAGAAAAGAACGATGTAGTTCCTAATGTCGAGTTTCAGGCTTGTTATAACAATACAGATGAAGCATCTACATCAACTGTTGAACCTTGGAGCATTACTATTGACAGTGCCACAACTGCTGGAGCAAGTGAAATCATTCTTGGTGCCGGAACATTCTACATTGATACAACTGCAATCGGTTTAACAAGAGGTGGTGGATCTTTCAATGTTGAAAGAGAATACAGAGAAATCAACGCAGATGGAGACAGAGGAGCAGTTAAGGGAAGAGTTGTCATGGAATCCTCGAGAGCAAAACTTTCGTTCAATGCTTTGACAATGCTTACAAGATTAACTGACATCTACACATCAATAGCAGCATCAGTTTAAGAATTGGGGAAGAGTTTCGGCTCTTCCCTTTTTATTTAAAGGAGAATTGTTATGAGAACTTTACAGAATACAGATGTCTTTGTTTTCGGGAGAATTTTATCAAAGGCAAATTTAAAAGAAGAAATCAAGAAGATAGCAACAGACAAGAACACAACTCCTGAATCTTTGGGATTTGATTTGTTGTTTACATTGTTTACAAATTGCTCTGATAAGCAAGTTGAAGAAGAAATCTTTAATTTCCTTGCATCTCTGTTTGAGACAGATGCCGAATCCGTCAAGAAAATGGATCCGATTGAAACAATGGAAAAATTAAGTGGTGTTGCTGATTGGGAGAAATGGAAAGATTTTTTCTCCTTGGGTGCCAAATTAGTGAAATAGAACTCAAAGAACTTCTATTAAGGAAATATCATTCATTGTGCATAGATATGCCAATGGATGAATATATTTCTTTCATTAAGTTGGCGATTGAGAACGAAAAGAAAGACAAAGCCGAAAGATTATATTTGGCTTTAGTTCCAAAATTGATAGAAGCTAACAAATTCATGACATTCGATAAATTCTATGATGAATTTTCGGGTAAGAATTATGACTTTAGACCGACACAGGATATTTTGAATGAGTCGGCAGAGATTGAGAAGAGGTTGAAGAATGGCTCTTGAAATCTTTAAGTTAGTTGGATCGGTGTTTGTAGATACCGAAAAGGCTGATGAATCATTACAGAAAACAGATAAAAAAGCATCAAATTTCGCAGCTACACTCGGAAATGCAGCTTCAACAGCAGTAAAAGTAGGAACTGCCATGGTTGGAGCCGGTGTTGCGATCGGTGGAGCAGCTTTGAGTGTTGCTGATAAGGTTTCCAAACAGACAGACGAGATTGACAAGGCATCAATCCGAATGGGAATAAGTGCCGAATCATATCAAGAGTTGGCTTATGCAGCCGGACAATGTGGTGTTGAAATGTCCACAATGGAACAGGCTGCAAAGAAACTTGAGGGAACAGACCTGAATCTTGATGATGCTTTAAAACAGGTTATGGAGTTAGGAACTGCCGAGGAGAGATCAGCAAAGGCAGCAGAACTTTTTGGAGAAAAGGTTGCTTATAATTTGTCTCCATTGATTGAACAATCGAGCGATGATTTTGACGGATTGATTCAAAGAGCTAACGATCTTGGTTTGGTAATGAGTGGAGATGCAGTTAAGAACGGTGTCGCTTTTGGGGATATGCTTTCTGATATTAAACAGATGGCTCAATCTTTGGCTACACAAATTGGAACTGCTTTGTTCCCTGTTGCAAATGCTTTGTTTGAAGAAATTATTGCATTTATGCCACAGATTCAAGGTTACATGGCTCAATTAACACCTATATTGGTTCAGATTGTTTCGGCAATACTTCCTGTTTTATTCTCTTTAATTCAAGCTCTTTTGCCTGTTGCAATCGAAATCGTTAATGCAGTTTTACCTTTGGCAGTAGATATTATAAATGCTTTACTTCCTTTGATTACTGCATTACTTCCTTTAATCGAACCGATTAGTGGTTTGTTATTAGCGATATTGGTTCCTTTGGTTGATTTGTTAACGAGTTTACTTCCACCTATTATTCAGGTTGTAACCGAGATAATCAACGCTTTGGTTCCGGCTCTTATAACTGTAATTAACTTTTTGGCAGATACAGTAACGAATGTATTAAATGCAGTAATTGGAGATATTAAACCTTGGATTGAATCTATTATTCAAATGTTCCAAGGCGTTGCAACTTTTCTTTCGGGAGTATTTACAGGAGATTGGGAAAAGGCTTGGCAAGGCATTACTCAAATTTGCAAAGGTTTTGTTAATACAATCATCACTTATGTTCAAGGGACAATCAATGCAGTTATCCAGTTAATCAATGTTGTCATTGATTCTGCTTTAACACTTGCGAACTTGATTCCCGGTGTTGATATTAACACATCAACAGTTAAGATTCCTGAAGTTAACATTCCACTTCTTGCAAAAGGTGGTGTTATTGAACAAGAGGGTTCTGCTATTGTCGGAGAACAGGGAGCCGAACTTCTTACACTTCCAAGAGGAGCAAAAGTTTCTCCACTTCCTGAAACAACATCTCTTACCAAGGAAGATTTGACAGATGCTTTTGTTGAAGCTCTTGAGAGAGTAGGACTTCAAGTAACGATCAATCCTAATATGAGTAAATTCTTTGATTCAATGGTTGAACAGAATTTAACTTATAGAAAGACACATGGTGGTTTATCTGCCATATAAGGAGTAATCATGGCTTATTTAGGATATAGATTAAAAATCGACGAAACAATCTTAAAGAACAAGGATATTGCCAAGGGTACATTTACTCTTGGCAAAAATCCAAGAGTTGCAAAAGAATGGACAGATATTCAAGGAATAAAGCATAAAACCTTTTTCCCGACAGATAAAACTGTTATTTCTTTTTCTATAAGAGAACATTTAGCTTCTGACCATTCGGATTTGGCTTTATATTTTGCATCTCGAGATATTACAGTTGAGTTTTACGATGATAATTCTGAAACTTATATAACTAAAGATTTTGAAGTTAAGGACTTTAAATGGAGTCATTCGAATACAAATCCGTTATTCTATAATGCAACTCCGATTACTTTAGAGGAATGGTAAATGAGAACAGTTAATCAAGCAACACAAGACGCTTGGAGCGAAATATCATATACAAAGAAGAGAATATATCTTCCGGGACTTTCTGAATCTATTGAAGATGATTATATAGGTTCAATTAAAATGAAAGAAGCCATTTCCGATGAGGAAAGCCTGTTCTTTGTTGGATGTATCTCTACAAAAGTAGATATTATTCTCAATAATTATACGCAGACTATTGATGATGAAGAAATTGAGATTTATGTTCAAAAAGGCGATACCGATGAGCTAAAAGTTTTCACAGGAAAGATTTATCAGACTGAAATAGATGGTTCTAACAATACAATGAAAGTTGTTTGTTATGATGCTATGTATGAAATTTTCAACGCAGATGTGACAGGATGGTATGACGGACTTTCGTTACCTATGTCCATGGCATCTTTTAGATCATCATTCTTTTCATATTTTAATATTACAGAAAAGTCAGCAAGTCTTATAAATGATTCATATTTGGTTGAAAGAACCATTGGTGGAGAAGAAATTCTCGGAAGAGACATTATTAAGCCTTTATGCGAAGCCAATGCTATCCTTGGGCATATCAATTATGATGGCGAAATGGAATATATATTTCCAACATCTGATGAAAGAGAAGTTGATGTCGGAGAAGTTTCTTCTATGACTAAAGAAGATTTTACAACTTCTTTGATAGATAAAGTTATAGTGAGAACTGATGAACAGGACATAGGAGCAGTAGCCGGAATCGGTAGTAATGCTTATATTATTCAGGGAAATATGTTTTTCTTTGGATTATCGGCAGAAGAATTACAGACTATTGCAGAAACAATATTAAATGCAATAGAAAGTATATCTTATAGACCTGTTGAATCAGAGCAAATGTATAATCCTATTTATGAACTCGGAGATTTAATCACAGTTCCTGATGGATTTGGAAATGAATATACAACAATTATTCTTGAAAGAGAAACAGATTTAGATAGAGAAGTAACATATGCAAAAGGATTAGTTGAATATTCAAGAGCCGCTTCTTATTCAAATGATTCTCTTCTTGCTTTAAAGGGCAAAACAAATCGTTTATACAGAGATGTAGAACAGACTCGTTCCGAGATTCAGGATGTGGATGCCGGACTTCGAACACTTATAAGACAAACTGCCGAGGGAATCGAAGTTCAAATAGAAGATTTGCAAGACCAAATAGATGGTGCAATCAACTATTATGAACGAGAGGGAACACCAACTCTTTTAAACTATCCTTATTGGGATTTCACATCAGCTTTTAAGAGTGACGGAACCAAGAGATGTGCAGATATATATAATGATGATATGACAGAGGGTGGAGAACAATATCCTCATTTCTATTATTCTGAAACAGATAGAAGAAATCATCAAAGAGACTTGGTTTTTGATACTTTAAATGCAGTTTCCTATCGTTTTAATTTAGTGGATGGACAATGGATTTGGCAAGAAATTGCCGATTCTGAAACTTCAATTATTTTATCAAGGATTTCGAGTTTGGAAGCAACTGCCGAAAGTCTCCAGACGGAATACACAGAGTTGAGCCTTGATTTGTCCGGGAACTATTATACAAAGGTTCAAACCGAATCAAGAATTACACAGACAGCATCGCAGATACAAACAACAGTATCTCAAACTTATGCAACTAAAACCACAACAACTAACCTACAATCGCAAATTACTCAACAGGCAACGCAAATAAGTGCAAAGGTTAGTGAAACAGGTGGTAACAATTCTTCTTTTGGTTGGTACCTTAAATCCGATAAATTTGAATTAAAGTCAGGCAATAGAAGTGTTTTTCTTTGTAATAGTAGTGGAATTCGTGTTGATGGAGTAGCAGTTGCATCTGAAATAAATTCCGTAAAAGCGAGAGTCGGAAGTCTTGAAGCAGATCATGTTACAATTGGACAATTAAATGCCGTATCAGCGAGAGTTGGAAGTCTTGAAGCTGACCATGTAACAGTTGATCAATTAAACGCAGTTAATGGTAGATTTAATAGCCTTAACGCATCAAATATTACAGCCGGAACATTAAGTGTTGATAGATTGAATGTTCAATCAATCGCAGATAGGTTCCAATCAATTCGATTTGCTTGTGTAGCTATTTCGGCTTCAAGTGCCGGTACATTTGCAAATCTTTCTATATATCATAGTGGTGTTTCAAGATATGCCACACTTTATTGTGATTCAAACGGATATGTTAAATGGAGATAATATGGGAGATAATTTAAAAATTAGAAAGTTAAAGACAGACCTTGCAGATGTCTTAAATGAAAGTTTACTTCCAATCGAAGTAAAACGAATGATAGTCGAGGATCTTAATTGGGAACTTTTACAACTTGCCAATGAAGTTGTAGAAAAAGAAAGACAGGCTCTTTTGAGCGAGCAATCGGAAGAAAAGGAGAGTGAAGAATAATGGCATTAGTACCTATTGTTAGTCAATCGTGGGACACAACATCAGTTTTTAATCCTACAAGAATGAATAATATAGAAAATAATATTGCTATTGCAGCAACAGCCGAGGGAACCAAATACTCTAATGGTGTTAGTGTTAAAGACAAGATTGATGGACTTATCCAATCCGTTAATATAAGTGGTACAACAAACCAATATGGAAATATCGAGTTATCGACCATAAGTGCAAATTATATTTTGCCGAGTTCATTAGACACAGATACAAACTACCCTTTTTCAATATTTAAAGCAACGGGAACTTCAAGGTGGAACGCACATTTTTTTGATTGGGACGGTAGTGCAAAGTCAAGTTTATCTGTTAGTGGCAAGTTTTACTATTACACAAAATAACGAAAGTATAAAACAATGGAAAAGACAGGTGGAAAAACAATGAAAGATATTGTAATGGTAGATTTAGAACTTTATTGACTATGGGTACTGTAATTATTTTTATTTGTATTGCTTTAATTATTATCATAATGTGTTTCATGGATTGGAGAAATAACAAATGAGTTTTCTTGAATGGTTGTCTTATTTTGGCATTCCGACACTTATTGTCGGAGCCATGTTTACTTATTTGGTTGCAAGAATGAAAAAATATAAGACGGAACAGGATGCTATTAAAAATGGTATTCAGGCTTTACTCCGAGCTGAAATGATTAAGAGTTACAACAAGTATATTGAACTTGGTTATGCTCCGATCTATGCAAGAGAGAATTATAAAAACATCTATAAGAATTACCATGAACTTGGAGTGAATGGTGTAATGGATGATTTATACAAGAAGTTTTTAGAATTACCAACAGAAAGGAGAAATGAACATGATAATTCCTGACAAAGTTTACAATGTTTTAAAATGGGTTTGTATGATTTTTCTTCCGGCTTTGGCAACTCTTTGGTTTGCTCTCGGAAAGATTTGGGGTTTTCCTTACCTTGCAGAAGTTGAGGGAACTATCATAGCAATAGACACTTTCCTTGGCGCCTTAATTGGTGTTTCTACTCTTTCTTATAATAAGAAGATAGGAGAGTGATTATATGGCTATTGCGAAAAATCCTAAAGTCATAATGACAGAAAAAGAGTTCACAGGCAGACTCGAAAACATTAGATCACGAAAGACATTCTACAAGAATGTTTATCCTTATAATCTTTGTTATATCAATAAAGATGGAAGAACTTCGGCTGATTGCGTTAACCTCGTTAAGGCAATTCTGAACGGATATAATATATACAATAATAATGTTGGATATTATCAAAAAGATTTGTCGAACACAGGCGATTGCACAGAAGCAGAACTCCTCACACAATGCTCTGAAGTCTCCCAAGATTTCAAAACCTTATGCAATCATGCCGAAATTCTTTATATGAAAGGACATATCGGAGTATATTTAGGTTATGAGGTTAAAGGAACCTATAATGTCATTGAATGTACAAAGTCCTTTGGTGGTGGAGTTGTTTATTCTTGGGTGGATGCAGACGGAACCCGAAGAAAAATAAAAGGTGGTACCAAGAACGGAAAATGGACTCATCATGGCAAACCAACATTATGGGTTGAAATGACTCCTGATGTGGTTGAGAGCAAGGAACTGACAAAGAAAACATACTTTGTTAAAAAGGGAGATACTTTAAGTTCCATAGCTTATGCCAATGGAATGAGCTTGGCAAAGTTGGTGTCATTGAATCCACAGATTAAAGACATTAACAAAATCAATATCGGACAGGTTATATATTTAACCTCAAATACACAGGAAGAATATTATACAGTTAAGAAAGGAGACACTTTAGGAACTGTTGCAAGAAAATATAATATGAGTTTGAATAAGTTGTTAGGGTTAAATCCCGACATAAAAAATCCCAATCTTATTCATGTAGGAGACAAGATAAGAGTTAAATAATATATTAAAGGTAAAAATATGTTATTAAGGGATTATACGAAGCCAGAGTTGGAGTATTTCGTTGAACAATGCAATTTCACTGATAGCGAATTGGAATATTTCAAACTTAAATCAAGAGATTATTCCATAATTAAGATTTCAATGGAAATGAATGTTTCTCCAAGACAAGTAAGTAATTTGGCAGATCGTGTAAAAAGAAAGATAAATAGAATTAAATAATGTGCGATATATTTGGAAAGAGTGTGCAGTTTTGCACACTCTTTTTTTTATACAATTTTATAAAGGAGCAAGAAACAGGAATGGCATATATTTACTATAATCCAAACCCATCAAAAAAACTTGTAGGCGATTGTGTAATTCGTGGACTTTCAAAATTGACCGGTCGAAGTTGGAAAGACATCCATATTGATTTATTCTTACAAAGTTTTGCCATGGATGATATTCCATCAAGCAATTCGGTTTGGGGATCCTATTTGTATAAAAAAGGATATAGACAACATGTCATTCCTGATACTTGTCCGAATTGTTATTCCGTTAGAAAGTTTTGTTTAGATTATCCCGAGGGTTCATATTTACTTGCGACAGGAAGTCATGTAATTGCAGTAGAATCAGGAAATTATTTTGATACTTGGGATAGTGGCGATGAAGTTCCAATCTATTATTGGAGAAAGGAAATATAATGATTCCAAATCCCTATTTTATGCAAAATCCAAATTTTATGCAGAATCCCAATTATTCACAAGCTCAAATCCAACAGAATCCGATTATATCAGTTCGGAACGAAGAAGAAGCGAGGAATTATCCTATTGCTCATGGGAACTCCGTTACTTTTAAGGATGAAAACTCTCCTTATATATACACTAAAAGCATGGGTTTCTCTCAACTGGATAAACCGATATTTGAAAAATACAGACTAATTAAAGAAGAACCATCATTAGAAGAACCCAAAAAGGAATGTGGATGTGACGGATTAAAGGATCAACTCGGAGAGATTCAATCGCAGCTTGTCTCATTATGGGATGAAATAAATAATTTGAAAGACAGAAAGAGAGGAAAAAATAATGAATATGCTTCAAATGTTAAGTCAGTTCAAACAAAATCCGATGGCGATGTTATCCCAACGATTTAATATTCCTCAAAATTTGAATAATCCCAATGATATTATCCAACACTTGTTGAATACCGGGCAAGTTTCCCAACAGCAAGTGAACAATGCTATGCAAATGAGAAATCATCCTATGTTTAAAGGAATGTTTTAAATTGGTATTAAAGCAAGTGTACATAGCTTTGATATAAATACGGCTCGAAAGAGTCCTAACCTTAATAATTGAAAGGAGATAAATTATGGCTTTTACAGATGAGAACAATGGTATGGTTATGCCTGTCACTCCTATGTGTGGTGTTGGCAACGGCAACGGCTTTGGCTCCGGCTTTGGTGGAGATTGGGGATGGATTATCCTTTTACTTCTCTTCGCAAGTGGTGGATGGGGCAACGGCTTCGGTGGTGGCTTTGGTGGTGGAAACGGAGATTTTCCTTGGCTCTTAACAGGGCAGCAGAACATCAATTCCAACACTAATAATGGTTTTAGAGATGCTATGCTTAATGACGGTATTACTTCAATTCGTGATGGCATCAATGGACTTTCAACACAGCTTTGTGGATGCTGTTCTGATATGCAGATGTCTCTTGCAAATGGATTTTCAGGTGTTGAACAGGGAGCAAATGCTCGACAGATGGCTAATATGCAATCTATGTTCGGTATTCAGACAGCTCTTCAGAATTGTTGCTGTGAAAACAGAGCAAATATTGCTGACTTAAAATATACTGTTGCAACAGAAAATTGTGCTGACAGAGCAGTTGTTTCTGATGGTATTCGTGATGTTATTGCAAGTAATACAGCGAACACACAGGCTATTCTCGACAAACTTTGCTCACTCGAATTAGATGGTTACAAGAGAGAAAACGATAATTTAAGAAGTCAGCTTAATATGGCTACACTTCGTGAATCACAGACAGCACAGAACGCTTTCATTTCACAGGGATTTGCTAATGAAGTAGATCAGCTTTACAACAGACTCAATTCTTGCCCTGTTCCTACAACTCCTGTTTACGGAAGAACTCCTATCTTCACTTGTAATCAGAACAATGGCTGTGGATGTGGCAACTTTTAAGGGGGTGTAATTATGGCAGAATATTTAGCAAATGCTCCACAGAGTGTTTCTCTTAACAATCCTGTGTTGTTTAATGCTTCTATTCCTTGTAATACCGGGTGTGTTTATCACGAAGATGAGACAGGAATTTTTATTCTCCGAGGAAAGACCAATAATTGCTTCGCTCGTTATCAGTTGACCTTTAATGGAAACATTTCAGTTCCCGAAGATGGAGAACTCACTCCGATAGGATTAGCGATCTCTGTAAACGGAGAAGCTCGACCGACAAGTTTGGCGATATTTACTCCCCAGGCAGTTGACGAACTTGGAAATGTAACATCAACAGCATTGGTAACAGTTCCTAAAGGTTGTTGCTTTACTGCATCGGTTAGATATGTAGATGCAACTTCATTAGATCCGGCAGTTGAACCGACAGGAGTTATAAATGTACAGAATGCAAACCTTGTGATTACAAGAATTGCGTAGAGAGGAGAATATATGCACATTTTAGAAGATTTAAACTATACGCTTGAAGATATGATTGAACCTATTGTCAAGAAAGGCGATATTTCTCCGACAGAGCTTGATAATATCTATAAAGCTGTTAAAACTATTTATTATGGCGAAACAATCAAAGCCATGAAAGAATACGGCTCAAATGATGGTTCATACGATAGTTCTTATTATTCTTATGCCGGTGGTAGAGGAAACTCTCGAAATATGGCATACAGAACTTCCTATGATGGAAGAATGGGAATGGATGGAGATTCTGACGGAAGATATTCCGAAAGAAGAAATTCCCGAGGTCGATATAGTAGGGCAGAAGAAAAAGAAATGATGTTGGATAAACTTGAAAGAAAGTTAGAAAACGCAGCATCAGAGCCTGAAAGACAGACTATAAGAGATTGTATGAGAATTATCGAAGAGAGATAGAATTATTTCGTGGGTAATTCGTGGGTAAATTTTTTACAATTTAGGCATTTATTTACATTTTTATAGTGTAAAATGAGAAAAACAAAAACCCTAAAACAAGGCGATTTTTCAATGGTTTGCTTTGTTTTAGGGCTTTTCTCGATTTCAGCTGCTAACGGGAATCGGACACATCATCTTTGTTCTACAAAGCCTTTAAATAGGGCATTTCTTAAAAAACGTGGGTAATTCGTGGGTAAATTATTTTAAAAGTCCACCAATATTGTCTGCCATATTCTGCTTAATCTTGTCCATATCCATAGCGTGTTGATATACAGATTTCATTATTGCATCGGTTTTCCATCCACCAAACTCTTGAATCTGTTTGTCGGTATATCCAAGATCGTGCATATATGAAGCGAAGAAATGTCGGAACTTATGAAAGGAAAAGTGTTGGATGCCGAGTTTCTGTTGATACCTCTTGAGGGCATTATAAACACTATGAGGACTTCCATCGTATATACCGTTTTTCCTTATGAGGTCTGCCACATAGTCAGGAACCATGATTGTTCTTGTGGAAGATAATGTCTTGGTTGTCTTTATCTGCCATTCTTTGTTTTCATCTTCGACAATGGCTTTGTTTATGATTATAGTATTTCCGTTTAGATCGTCTTTAGTAAGGGCAAATATTTCGGAACGTCTTAATCCGAGTGTTGCCAATATGATAGGAACTTCATACTTACTTCCCTTGATTTCTTCCAAGAGTCTCTGAACATCTTCTTTGGTTGGAATATAATCCGGCTCTTTGATTTTCTTCGGAAGTGTTGGACTCTGAACCTTTGCTCCGTAGAATTTAAGAACTACACCTATAAATCCACTTACGTTCTTAACAGTTTTCGGAGCATGGTTGATTGAAAACTCATTGATGTATCTTTGGAAGAATGGTGAATCAATTCTATCAATCGGAGTATTAAGAAAATCCTTTGACATTCCGTTCATCATCTGTCTATAACCTCGAATTGTTGACGGAGACAGGACATTCTGTTTTGACTTTATGTAATTGTCAGCAGCAGTTCCGAAAGATGTTGAGTTATGGAATCCAACAATTTGTTCCTGAATCAAAGTTCTTGCTTCTGCTTTGGTAGGCTTATCTTTGACAGTAACTCTATATCGTTTTCCATCAACCATCTCAACGATTCTCCAAGATCCACTCGGAAGTTTCTCAATAGTCATGGATTATTCTCCTTTAGAGCAACAATGACAATTCAACAATCTGTTAACAAGCTCGGTATATTGTTCGTCTTTACGATTAAATCTTTCAGCCTGTTCATCCATTCTTTTATCTTTAATGACAATCTGTTCGTTTAAAAGGGCAATATGTGTTTCATATTGTTTTCTTTCCTTTTCTATTTTTTCATGGTTTTTAATCTTTTCTTCTTTGAGTAAGTTCTCCAGTTCTTCAATTCTTTGAATCTTTAGTTTCAATAATGTTTTCAAAGCCTTGGTGTCCATATCGTCTGAATCTTCGATTGTGTCAACATCAAGTAAAGCCTTTACCAAAGGTCTGATAGTATCTTCATATCTAAAGGAAGTATTCTCGGAACCCTCGGCAAAAACTCTTTGAACAGTAGTTTTGGACAAATAATGCCCGGTTAAATCAACAATGTCATTTATTGAGAGATTCTGTTCCTGTTTTGCAGCTTTTAATTTTAAAATGATTTCTTTTGTTTCAATCATTGGCATTTCTCCTATGTCAAAAGTGGGTATAAGTGGAACTTCAATGGTTCAAATTGGTTTGATAATATCGCTTTAGAGGTTAAGAACGGAGACTCTCAAAGCCTATCTTCTTGATAGATACATCAATTATATAAAGTTTAAAAGGGCAGCAGTTTAAGAGTCTCCGTTTGTAGATTCATCTAATCCAAGCAAATAATCAGCAGTTATTCCGTAATATGCACACAATCTTTTAGCCATAGCCAATGACGGTTCGTTTAATTCTCTTTCCCAACGAGAAATATGGCTTCGAGTTATGTTGGTACCGAATTGCTCATTTAGTTCTTTTGCTACATCATCCATAGTTTTATTTTGTTTTAATCGTAATTCGTAGAGTCGCTTTCCGGCTCCTGTTTCTTTTAATGCCATAGTATCAATCTCCTTTGTGATTATGTCGGCAAAAACTTGTTACTATTTTACAACAAAATAAAAACTTTGTAAATTTTGTCAAAATTATGTTGAAAATATTCAACAGATAAATTATACTTTGGTTAAGTTGAAAGTTTTCAACAAAACAGAAAGAAAGGAGAAATCATGGAAAACACAAGGAATCTTAAATTTAAAGGCTATATGGCAGAACATGGAATTAAACAAGTCGATATAGCTGAACTTCTCGATCTCGATATTTCCAATGTGAACTTAAAAGTTAACGGAAAGCAGCCTTGGACACTTCCTCAAATTAAGGAAATATGTTTGAAGTATGACATTTCTGCTAATGATTATTTCTTTTGATGGTAAAAGATATGAAACAGGACACAGTATCAATTAAATATCGGAGAGCAAATGATTTCATCCGGGGAGAACTTCGGAGAAAGAAGATCTCACAATCCACAGTTGCTAACTGGTTGAATATTCCTCAACAGAGTGTTTCTGCAAGATTAAGAGGAGATTATGAATGGTCTTTTCGGGAAATCATTTCGTTGTATGAACTATTGGAGATTGAACATGAATGGAACGAATAAAAAAAAGAAGCTCGGCTCTGACAAAACCGAACTTCAAAGGATGTACTAAAAGACAATCCATAACTTCGTCTTTATTATACATCCTTTCGATTCAAAAAGAAAGGAGAATCAATTATGTCAAAGAAAAAAAGAAAAAATATTTCAGTTAAACCAACCTTTAGTGGTTATTGCGTAGCAAACAAAAAAGCTCTTAACGAATCAGATATTGCTATTAAGCATAAGTTAGAGTTTGAAGAATTACGCAAGGAATATAACGCAAATCCCAACATGCCTGAAGAAAAGAAAAAGGAATTCATTAAAAAATGCGAAACAATGTCTAATGATTATATTGTCGACAAATGTTTTGATTTTGTTGAAAAGAAATTTATTAAGGCAAGAGGAGATCGCATTGATATTCCATCTGAAAATTTGGCTTTGTTTAAACAATATAAAACTGCCAACGGATTTAGAACAGTAATTTATTTTTCTAATAATGAATTCATCAAAATGAGTGAGAAATTTGTTTCAATTTATGATTCTGAATCAAATAGTTTATATTTTGTTCCATCATCTGAAAAAGGAAACAAAGTTCTGTCGTATGATCCTACAAAATATATGTTAAATATTCCTGTCAAAGAAGTTGGAGATAGAGATTTAACATCATTATCTGGAAAGTATTTTATTCTTTCAAAACATATACATTCCATTACGAACAAGACAGTATTTAGCATTTCTTTGAATCATCCTGAAGATGAATTGGTTTCGGTTATGAGAGAACTTAAAGAACACAAATAAGGAGTATGAATATGAGGAAAGAATTCAAACAGACTCGAATTTTGGTTAAAGAAATTTTAGAGACGGAACCATCAACGAGAAATTCAGATATGGATTTATACATTAAAGTAGTTGAAAAACTTAATTATGATGCTTTGCATAAACCTTTAGTGCAAGTTTTAAGCAATCTCGAAGTACTTGGACTTCCTTGTTTTGAGACAGTAAGAAGAACGAGACAAAAACTCCAAGCTGAAATTCCTGAACTTCAAGCCTGTGATAAAGTTTACGATTTTCGATGTGAAAGAGAAGAAGAATACAGAAAGGAGTTTGGATCATGTTAGAGCTTTTAAGATTATTCGGATGTTATGTACTCCTTACTTTTCCTTTATGGATGTGTATTTTGACAGCAGTTATTTACGGAATCGGATTAAAGATAGGGGTTTTTCAAGAAGAATAAGACGAGAGGAGAGAACAAGAGTGAATGACGGTTATATTAAACTGTTTCGCTCATTGACAAATTGGGAATGGTATCAGGACTCCAAGACTTTTAGGGTTTTTGTTCATTTATTGCTAAATGCTAATTGGGAAGATTCGAGGTATAGAGGTTATGAAGTTCCGAGAGGAAGTCTTGTATGTGGAAGAAAACAGTTAGCGAAAGATTTGCGTATTTCGGAGCAATCTGTAAGAACTGCATTACAACACTTGGAATCAACCAACGAAATAACCATCAAACCAACCAACAAATTTTCTATTGTAAGCATTGTAAATTGGGAAAAATTTCAAAGTGGAGAATTTTTATCAACCAACAAACTAACCAACGAATCAACCATCAATCAACCAACAACTAACCAACAATTAACCACATATAAAGAAAATAAGAATATAAGAAAGAAAGAAGAGAATATATATAGCGAAAATCCATCCGTAAACGGAGAGACATTATTAAGGATCAAGGATGCTTATAATCAACAATCTAATCTCCGACCTTGTAAATCTCTTACCAAGGGCAGAATGGATAAGTTATTAGACAGGCTTAATGATTATTCCGAAGAAGAAATCATTTCGGTATTTATAAAAGCCAATTCTATTCCAAGACTTATAGGCGAAGATGGTTCGACATGGAAAGCAGACTTTGATTGGTTGTTGGATGAAACAAACTTCATTAGGGTTCAAGAGGGTTATTACGATTTCAAGATGAGCGAAGAAAAGAAACCTGATGCAAACAAAGGGTGCATTAAAGGGAATTATAACTTTGAAGAATTGGCTCGGGAAGAACAGGAACGAGCTGAAAAGAGATTTGGAAAGGAGACATTATGAACAAAGTAATTTTGATGGGGAGACTCACAAGAGATCCGAGCATATACGGAGAGGGAGACAAACTTGTTGCCAAGTTTTCTTTAGCAGTAGACAGAACTTATTCCAAGGAAGATGCAAAGACAGACTTTATCAATATTGTTGCTTTTACTAAAAAGGCAGAGTTCACAGAGAAATATCTCAAAAAGGGAATCAAGGTTGCTATTACTGGAAGAATACAGACAGGATCCTATGTGAAAGAGGGACAGAATGTTTATACAACCGATGTTGTTGCAGAAGAAATTGAGTTTGCAGAGAGCAAAAAGGATGGTGGATCAGCTCCGGCAGAAAGCAAAGATGATGATTTCATGAATATATCTGATGCAGTAAAAGATGATATGCCGTTCTAATGAGGGCAGCAGTTCCGAAAGGGTAAACGATGAATGGAACCTTAATTGATATTATTCGAACTTACGATGGAAAGTTCCGAGTAACTTTCGAAGTCGATTCGGATAATGAACTAAACGGAATAAATGGTTTGCTTGACATCACAGTGAAGAAAATCACGAGACACAGGAGCCTGAATGCAAACAAATACTTCCATGTATTAGTTGGCAAGATAGCAGAAGCGATGATTATTTCCAAGGCGAGAGCAAAAAACATTCTTCTTGCCAAGTATGGACAAAGGGAAATGACAGATTCCGGGCAACTTATAATCTCGGTTCGTTCTGATGTAGACCTTATGGAACATGAGATTATCCATGCAGTACCTATTGGAACTGGATATGTGAACGGAGTTGAGTTTACTCATTGGGCGATTATAAGAGGTTCTCATACTTATGACAATTTGGAGATGCGAACATTAATTGATGGAACGGTGTCGGATGCACTTGAACAGAAGATTCAAGTTTTAAGTCCTGATGAGATAGAAAGGATGAAAGCAGCTTGGAAATCAAATCAATCTTAACCAATGACATGGATTATTGTTTTCTTTGTGGAAAACCGAGACAACACATTCATCATTGTATGAATGCAGCTAATAAGAAGAAAACAGAGAAATATGGTTTGTTAATCCCGGTGTGTTCAAAGTGCCATTCATGGATTCATGACAAAGACGATAATATGAAGTTCGTTAGGCAGATAGCACAAAGGAAGTTTGAAGAGATTTATTCAAGAGAACTTTGGATGGAAGAATTCGGAAAGAATTACTTATGAGGTAATAAGGATGTGGATTGAAACTAAAGACGATAAGATTTTCGAAGTGATTAAGGATTTAGGAGATGTGTTTATCGGAAGAGAAGTTCTTTATAAGCTCGATACTCTTAAACTTTATTACGGAGAAACGGAAACGATTGAAAAAGGGGATGTGATATGGACTTAAACGAAACTTATTCATGGCTTAATCGTTCAAGAAAATATGATTCCGAGATTAGAAGATTAAAAGCCAAGGCAGATGAACTTAAAAACTGTTTACTTTCAAGTGGCATTGATTATTCCAAAGAGAGAGTTAATTCCTCTCCTGATGATGCGATGAGCAAGATCTTCGCAGAGATTGACGAGACGGAACAGATGATAAGAGAGAAATCATTGGAAAGAGGATGTGTTATATCTGAAATTTCAGACACGATTGAGACTCTTGATTCCGAACTCGAAAAGACAGTTTTGACAGAATTTTTTATATCCAAGAAGTCTATTTCCAAGATAGGAAAAGAATTGAACTATGAGAGAGCTTGGATTAACACACAAAAGAAAAGGGGGATTGAAAAATTATGCTCTACTATTGTGACGGATGCAGAAGAAACATAACCGAGGATCAAGCAGTTGAAAAGGAATATTTTATTACATATTGGGGCAGACCTATTACACATAGATATTTGGCTTGTCCTGAATGTGGAGATGAACTTAATAAGAAAGACATTCGAGAGATTATAACCGAAACTTGTGAACTTATATGCGATCAGTTTTGCAAGTTTGGTGGAACAGGGGATGAGAATGGATGTTGTTGGAGCCAAACACATGAGAACCAATGTCCATTAGATGCTCTTATTAAGGCAGCAGAGGAAACGTGATGGGAGATGCGATAAATCATTATTTTGAGTCAATAATCTGTTGGTGCATAGACCTTGGAACCTTTTATCTTTCAGGAAGAGACATAGTTTGCATGATAATAGGGTTCGTAGCTTGTCTTGTGTTATGGGCAGTATTTGACGGAAAGGAATTAAATGTTCGAGGGCATGAAGATAAAGATATTTCCTGAAACCGATGTAAAAGCCTATATAGAATTAGTAAAGTCAAAAGGCTTTCAATATAAGGTTACAAGAAATTACATAATTGTCGGAAAACAAGCTCACGATGAAGAAGCCATGAAAGACTTTTCAAGGAGACTTCGGAGAGCAAGACGAGATCACAGATATTCTCGGAGACAACTTGCAGATAAGATCGGGGTTAGGGAAGAGACAGTTTATAATTGGGAAATTGCTTATACAACTCCCAGTGATAAGAACTATAAGAAGTTGAGGTTATATTTAGGGGATTTTTAATATGCAACTGACGATTTTTGATTTAGAAGCAAGAACTTGGAAAGAACCGAGGGCAGCAGAACCGAAAGAAAATATTCGAGAACATGAACAAAATCTTCAAGAATGTAAAGAAAAACTTCAAAGTTTTGAAGATTATATCGGTAAATGTGATTATTGCGAGTTTCTACATAGCCAATTAGGATGTGCGTTTAAAGATTCAAAAATGAATCCTTGCGTTGATGGTTCACATTGGTTGCCTGATGGAACAAAGATTCCCGGTTTATGTGGATGTTGCAAACATGGTAATTGCTTTGAATATGAGGGCGAATCTCATAATCCAATAGAAGAACCGAATATTTATTGCGAACATGATGATGGAAGTTTGAACAGATATTGTCCTTATGAAAAATACAAACAAGAACGATTCGGAGTTGGCACTTGGCATAGACAACATGAATATGACACTTGCGAAAGGTGGGAAAAAGAATGAGCAGAACGAAACTTTTAACAGACAATATGACAGCAGAAGAAAGAATTATTGCAGAATACATTGAAGAAAACGCTTCGGATGTATTGGTTGAAAAAATCAATTCAGGAGATAAGGGGATTGCAGATTGTTGGAGCTATATTTACAGATGTGCAGAGAATGAAGCAAAAGGAAAGAAAACATTGTGTTTAGCTGATGCAGTGGTTTTCGGTTGGGCGATTCATTATTTCGAAGAAGATTCAATTAAAAAAGGAACTGTTCCCGAGAAAGCTCCAAAGGCAGCAGCTCCACAAAAAGTTGTTAAGGCAGCAGCTCCAAAGAAAGAAGAACCAAAGAAAGTTGAACATGAAAAGGTAAAAGAAATACCAGGGCAAATGACAATATTAGATTTTATGGTGGTGGAATAGTATGGAGTTGAACGATTTAAGAGAATTGGATTTAAACACTCCTGTTGAGATAGTCAAATATATTACATCCGATTGGCAACCTACACCAAGAACAGATTATGTCGCTTGGCTCCAAGAAGTTGAAGATGAGATTGTTTATCGAGTATGGGCATATAGAACTACAAAGAAAAAGGGGCAGCAGCACAGGGAAGTCATCAGATCATTAGTCGGAAAACCTCAACTTATTTATCGTGATATGTATTTGACTCAAATGGGTGGTTATAAGGTTGTATTTGAACCATCAAGCAGTTATTCAAACAGTTGGTATGGTTACGCTTATTATTCTTACAGCGAAGCAGACTTCGGAAAATGGTATGTAGATGATAAGATCGGAGTTGCAATTCATATTCTTAATATGGATATGCTGAAAAACACAAAGTTTAAGTATTGTGGTTATCAGGGAAACGGAGATTTCCTTGATTGGATGAGAACCTATATCGAATATCCTGAAGTAGAGTTTTTAGGAAAGTTAGGATTTCCACCAAGTAAGAAGCTCTTGAAGAAAGCTGCAAAGGACAAAGCATTTTGTAAATATTTATCGAGAGTTAATCCAAACAATAATATAAATGCTATTTGCTATGCTTACGATCATAACATGACTATTAGTGATGCCGGGAAATTACTTCTATACAGACAAGAAGCCGGAAAGAACTTCCATGGAAACACATGGTTGAAAAAAGCAAAGATAAATATTGTTAAGGCTTCAAGCTATGTTGAAAGAGTTGGATGCAATCCATCCAGTTATTGTGATTACATAGAAGCTATATATAATCTCGGCTTGGACATGACGGACACAAAGAATATCTTTCCTGATGAGTTTTGGAGAATGCACGTTTTGAGAATTAATCAATGGGATGCAAGGAAGAATAAAAAGAAATATGCAGAATTTAAAAAGGCAGCAGAAAAATATATTAAATATGAGTTTAAAGGGGATAAATATTCGATTGTCATTCCGAAGAAGTTCGGAGATTTAAGGAAAGAGGGAGAGATTTTACAACATTGTGTAGCAAAGATGGGTTATGAAAACAAAATGATTAAAGGCGAAACATTTATTGCTTTTGTCAGAAAGAATGACTCGTTAGAAGATCCGTTTGTAACTGTTGAAGTAAAGTGTGATACAAAAAAGGTTCTTCAGTGCTATGGAATGTATGACTCAAATCCACCTAAAGAAGTTAAGGATTTTGTAAAGATATGGAGCAAAGAGATTAAAAAAGTAGTTTAGGAGAAAAAATGAGATTATCAATAATTATTCCTTATTACAATACACAGGGCATGACAGATGATCTGCTTCGATGCTTGGAACCACAAATCACAAAAGATTGTGAAATCATTCTTATAGATGATGGCTCGGATGAACCTTATGTTCCTTGGCAAGAGGAAGAAATGGTTAAGATTATAAGACAAAAGAATCAAGGAGTTTCGGCAGCTCGAAACAAAGGACTTAAAAAGGCAAAAGGAGAATATATCGTTTTTATAGATTCGGACGATTTGGTGTCTGATGATTATATTCAACAGATATTTAAAGCAATAGAATCGAATCCCGACACAGTTTATATCTCTTGGAAGTCCATAGACGGAAAACTCGGAAAGGTTATTGTAAACGAATCCGATGAATTTAATCCATGGAACCGATGTGTTTGGAACAGGGTTTTTAAAAAAGAGTATATAAAAGATATTTTCTTCGATGAGAACAAACAAATTGCCGAAGATGATGATTTCTTAAACAGATTACCTGTTCCGAGTTCCAAGACATATATTTCAAAACAAATATATTATTATCGTTCCGGCAGAAGTGGATCACTTACAGACCGAGCAAGGAAAGGAGACTTTAGACCGAGAATAAAAACACAAGTTGTTATATATTGTGCGAATATGCAGAAGATCGGTGGAATTGAAACTTGGCTTTATTATTGGTGCCAACAAATGTATAAGCTGTATGACATCATGATTGTATTCTCCGAGAACATGGATGGGAGACAAATTGCAAGACTATCGGATATTGTTCAAGTAATGAAACTCAATAACAGGCTTATTGAATGCGACACTTTGATAAATACGAGAATTACGGACAAGGTTCCCGAGGAAATCAAGGCAAAGAAGATTATACAAATGGTTCATGGATGTTATTCAACATTGTTTTGTTGCGACATCCAACCTGAAAGAGACAAGGTTGTTTTTGTCTCACAGGTGGCAGCAGACTCTTACAATTTGAAAGATTATGAGGTTATTCACAACTTCACTTATCCTCAAAAGTCGAATAAATGTCTTTTGTTAATCACTGCATCGAGGTTCACAAGGGAAAAGGGTGGAGACAGGATGATTAAACTTGCCGAAGCCATGAGGAGAGCTGGGATTGAATTTATATGGTTTGTCTTTAGCCATCAGGACACAAGGCTTGTTGATGGAATGGTTAAACTTCCAGAGACAATGAATGTCAAAGATTATATTGCTAAATGTGATTATTTGATTCAGCTCTCGGATAGTGAGGGATTTGGATATTCCATTGTTGAAGCCTTGGAAATGGGAGTTCCTGTTATAACAACTCCAGTTGAAGTTCTGAAAGAGTTGAACTTCGAAGAGGGCAAGGATGGATATTATGTTCCGTTTGACATGGAAGATGTAAGACCTGAAAGGTTCCTTGATATTCCAAAAGGAGTTGATTATAGGGGAGACACAAACTCTCATATAAAGAAACAGTGGCAGCAGTTGTTGGGAAATAGCAAACCAACAGGCGAATATCTCAAACAGGGTAACATGGTTAATGTCGAGATCATAGAGAGCTATACCGACTTGGAACTCGGAAGAGAGATGAAAGTCGGGGAATTGGTAAAGATGAGAAAAGCAAGAGCCTTGTTGATTATCGGATGTGGAAAGGGAGTGATTGTAAATGGATAAGCCTTTAATTATTAAATGTAACTTAATGTACCCGGCAAAAGCAATCGATGAATTGAGAAAAGATATACAAAAGCAAGTGAATGAGGGTTTAGTGATTCTTCCACCGGGACTTGAATTGGCAGAAGTCGATGTGGAACTGCTAAAAGATATTAAGAGGGAAATGGAAGTCTTTGAATATGAAAGCTCTGATAATCGTTTTGTTCTTGATTCAGGAGATGTATACAGAATTATTGATAAGCATATTTCAAGGCTTAAAGGAGAATAAATAAATGAGAACTTATAGTTGGTGGAAAAGCCAAAAGAAAAGAGTACAAAAGAAATACAAACTTTGCCGAGGTAGGTATTTTTCTCCGAAAGAAGTTAAGGAGTTTTATAAAAGATATAAGGAGAATAAACAATGAGTTTATGTGAAAATTGTGTTTATGCAATATTTGATTCCGTTCCTTATGGAAGTACAAATGCAAATTATTTAAGTGGTTGCGAACTTGAAGATGAAGTGCCGGAAGAAGTGATTGAAGATGAAAATGCAGATTGCCCATTTTATAAGGAGAATAAAGAATGATTATAAGAGATATATTGCTTATTTTTTTAAGTTGGTTACTCGGAGCAATAATGGCTTTTATGTATGTTGATAAAAAAGATAAGGAGAATAACAATGACAATTAGGATCAATTCCGAAGATGGATATATTAAAAGCATTGATGTTAATTGTTCTCCTGTTGAATTTATGATTATTAAACAGATTCTTAACCTCAAAGCGATTGATGATGTCCTGAACGAAGTTGATGTTAAAACTGCCGAGAAAATGTACAAAGAAATTGATAAACAATTAAAGGAGATGCAAAAGAAATGATAATAGCTGTTTTGAGTTGTTCCAAGAACGAGGACACGTTTCTTCCGTTCTATGAGCTAATGGAAAGAAACTTTCCCGGACATCCTCAATTAATATATTTCACAGATGGCATCATAAATCCATATTATGAGACGATTCCAATTAAGAATGAGTTGTCAACATGGACAAAGGGATTTAGAGAGTTCCTAAATCAAATATATCACAAACAGATTCTTTTGATGATTGATGATTGCTTTATAAGAAATCCTGTTGATACATATAGAATTTGGGAAGCATCTATGATATTGGCAACATCTTCCTTGCTTGGTGGCAAGATTGCTTGTTTGAATTTTGAGAAGTCATGGGATGAACAGGATATTCCAACATCATTTAACGGATGGAAGAAAAGAAAAGGGGGCAGCAGTTACGAGGTGTCCTTGATGTGTGGTTTATGGGATAGAGAAAAACTTCTAAATGTCATAGATCGGGATTGTTCTCCATGGGATATAGAACTTAACCAAGATTCAAAAGGATATGATTATTACATCAATTCGGGAGATTACATTATTGATTGGGGATATAAAACATTTCATCCAGTTGGAAAAGTAAAAGGAGTTTGGACTAAAGAAACCATAGATTATTTGAAAGGAGAGGGATTATGGCAAGAACAAACAGAGACAAGATGATTGAGAGGATCAAGAGAATGAGTACACCTCTTTTGGCTACATTGTTATATGAGGGAGTTAGATGTAATGAGAAATCATGCCCGGTCTTTAAAGAATGCGAGAACAATGATTTGGGTTCATGTTATGCAGCTCTAACAGAATGGTTGGATAAGGAGAGTGAAGATGGAGAGTGAATTTTATTTTGTTGAAGATGCCAAAGGTGGAAACATTGTTAAACAGGGAACTAAAAAAGAATGCGAGATTTGGTGTGATAAGAACGCAGACAAGGACAGAATCTATATTATAAGAAAGGGAGTGAAGAAATGATTACGGCAGCAGACTATGAAAAGAAGATGCGTGAACACAGAATAAACTTATATGCTCCACTTTCTGCCGAGAGAGCTGTTATGGAAACAGTTGAGGTTCTTAAACAGTTTGGATATGATTCGGGAGCCGAACTCTTTAGGGAGATTGCTTACGAAACAGCGAGAGGACACGTTATCAAAAGTTTTGATGTTTAACAAGTTTATTGTATAATAGAAAAAATATAACAGAAAAGGAGAATTTTGTTATGGCAAACATTGAAAACGAAATTGATAATGCTTTTAAAGTAGTAGGAATATTTGTTGAAGCGACTATTTTGAGTTATAAGAGAGATGGAATGGAACATGAAGCATCCGAATTAGAGAATGCTTACGAAGTTTTGAATAATCATTTCAATAATAAATTAAAGGTTTTCAACAATATAAATTAAAGAAGATACACAAAGATACATTTATATATGTTATTTTGTAAGTGTAAAAGTTCGGGAGTCAGCCAAGAGATTGGTTGACTCTTTCTGCTTTAACAAAATTCTCCTAAGAGGTCTTATTCCGGTTATAAGACCTCTATTGAGGTGGAAGCATGGAAGATTGGAGAAAGAGAAGAGAAGAACTTAAAAAGTTTTATGACAGAAAGGCTTGGAGAGTGGCAAGAGAAAACGCTTTAATGCGTGATAAATATTTATGTGTCCTATGTCTTAACAAAAATAAAGTCACTCCGGCAGCAGTTGTTCATCATAAAAAACATTTAAGTTTATCTAACATGGATGATCCGAATATTGCTTACAACTTGGATAATCTGATTTCTCTTTGTGAAGATTGCCATGCAGACGTACATAAGGGAGAACATGGCAAAGGCAGAATGAATCTCGAGGAACATCCGTACAATTACACATTTGATGCTAATGGAATGTTAGTTCCAATGGCATAAGAGAGAAAGGCTCATGTCGTGAGACATCATTAAGTCCTTTCTCTTTTTCTTTATATAAGGAAAGGAGAAAGAATATGAATTGTCTTGTGTGCAACAAAGAGCTGATCGGAAAACAAAGAAAGTATTGTTCTCGTAGATGTGAACATATTGCATCTCATAGAAAAAGCAGAGGACAAGCAATAAACGTAAGACCAAGGCGAAGCCATTTAGAATGGTCGGATGAAGATATTCAGAACAGAATAAATACTAAATCAAGTAAGATTATTTATTGTGGTGGATATACTAATTCAAAAAGTCCGATGTATGTTTATTGTGACGATTGTGGACAGCCATTCAAATGGAATGCGAAAGGTTTAAGAGAACGAGATACAATTCGATGTGATAATTGTAGACATCTTCTTTTTGATATTAGGAAGAAAGAAAGAGTTCAAGAAATTCAAGAACGCAAAGAAACAAAACATCAAGAGATAATCCAAAGAAGAAAAGAAGAAAAAGCATTAAGAGAAATGCTTCTTCAAAAAACTTGTCAAAGATGTGGAAAGAAATATAAAGCAAATAAAATAAACCAATTATATTGTTCTACAAGGTGCAGAAACAGACAACACGATGCAAACAAAGAACACTTGCGAAGATTACGAATTAAGAATGGTAATCATGACAATATTTCAACAATACTATTAGCTGAACGAGATAATAATATTTGTTGGTTATGCAAGAAGAAAGTTGATTGGAATGACTTCATTGTAAATGACAAAGGAAATTTTTTATCAGGTCAGAATTATCCGAGTCAGGATCATGTTATTCCATTAGCTAATGGTGGTTCGCATACTTGGGATAATGTTAGACTTGCTCACTGTAAATGTAATACTGAAAAGGGAGCGAGTTTATTTGGTAAAAAGAAAAATGGACAGGTAATTTTATTTTGTTGAAGCCCCCGAGGGTGTGATTTTTTTAAAAAAATTTTCGGAGGGA